TACCACTCATCATCAGTTTGAGTCCATCTTTAATCATCTTGCGACAAGGAGCAGGAGTTGATGACTTGACCGCTTCAATACCCATCATTTTTAGTTTGGGTTCTTCATAGCGGACACCTTCACTATCCCACACGTTGAGAATGTAACGCTTCTTAGCAGTCCAGATTCCACGCTCAGCAATGTTCTCACGCTTCATCTGCATCTTCTGATCATAAGCATTTACATAGTCAGCCAGTTCTTGGTAGCAACCTTCAATATACTTTTCAAGTTCCACCTTACAGATCTTATCAAGGAACGTGACAACGCCTTCAGTAGTTTTCTCTCTTCCCTTGTATACAGTTTCAACCAGAGGACCCATATTAAGGTAAATAGAATCAGTATCTGAAGCAATAACATAATCAACCTCGCTTGTTTTGAGAATCTTGTTTAGATAGGCATTCATCTTGTTCTCAATCCAGCGGATCGATACCTGACCAGACAAGGTGATTGCCTCAGCATTTGCTAGTTTGTAATAACGGAAATACTGATTGCCGATAGCACCATAAGCAGAGTTAAGTTGAATCTTCCTCGCCATTTGGATGTTGTTACAGCGAGCAATCTCTTTTTCCAGTTCTTTTGTCTTTTTCTTTTCATACTCCTGTTTTGCCGCAAGCATTTTCTTTTTGTAGATAGTGCGGTCCTGGTAGATCTTCTCCATCAGTTCAGGCAAGAACCCACGCACATCTTTACGGAACATTGCTCCGTTCGCACATACTGCCTTGTCCTTATAAAGTTCAAATGTAATGTCCTGGTTCAGAATCTTATCAACAGTTACAGTTGGGTGTCTCTCATCTAGAAGAGTTTCTGGTGAGATGTTGTACTGCATAATAAGGTGAGGATAAAGAGAATTAAGGTCAAAACTCACCACCCAGTCATACTTACCAGGAATGGGTTCCTTCACATAAGCACCAGCATACTTGGAATCCTTATCGGAACGTTCTTTAGGGGGAATGACAATGTTCCTCTTTTTCAGATAGTTGTAGATAATCGTATCCCACATCCGAACTTGTGAAAAGACATCAGCATAATTTGCCTTAGCGTCATATGCCATCGTGATCGCAAGTTCAATCAGTTTCATCTTGTCTTCCATACGGTCAACAAGTTCCACGTCAATGATGTTATATTCTACAAACTTCTGCCAACCTTTGGTATAGAAGTCTTTGAAGGTATCAAACTCAGAGTGATCCAGTTTTTTCTGTCCAAGTTCTACAGAGGCAATGTAATCAAGACGATATGACTCCTGTGCCTTATAAGTAAACTTCTTATAAAGATTCAGATAGTCAAGTTGAGTAACACCACCCACATCGTATGAAATGTGCTTACGACCAGCAATGTAAATCTCATCTTCAGTCACAAGACCCCAGGGAGACATACGCTTCATCAGTTTCTCACCCAGAACACGATCCAGGCGACGTACAAGGTATGGAATATCGTATAGTTCAATGTTCCAACCAGTCACAACTTCTGGAGTATTTTCCTCAATCATCCACCAGTTGATGAAATCATTGAGAAGATCGTATTCACTTGAAAAAGAGCGATACTCAACATTCTTCTGCTGATTCTTGAAAGGACCTTGCCCCCAGGTGCGAATTTTCTTGGAAGAATAATCCTGAATGGTGATAAGAAGAACTTCTTCGGCAGCAGATTCTACATCAGGAAATCCATTCTCTGAAGCAACCTCAATATCAAGAGTCGTAACTTTGATCTTACTAATATCAAACTTCAATTCTTCTTCTGGATACATCTCAGAAATATATTGATAGATGTATCCAGTATTCCCATAAATTTTAAAGTTTTCTACGCCCTCATATCTTTTGATAAATTCACGACAGTCACGAATAGAACCAGGTTGAACTGATTCAACATATTCCCCATTCAAAGTTTGATATTTAGTTTTTTTATTGGCAGGGACAAAAAGAGTCGGGTTAAACTTCTCACGGGTCATGAAGTGTTTTCCATCTTCATAACCACGAACCAAGAAGTGGTCCCCGACCATCTGGACGTTTGTATAAAATCTCATTAGGCAATCATTTCAAAATATTTGGAAAGAAGATCGGGAGTAGGATCTACTATAGTAAGTATACTATCAGAATGAATCATAAACTCAACCTGTAAACTAAAAGTAATCCAGGGTTCTAAAGTAAAGGAATCGGATTGTTCAACTAATTTAAAAGGTTTGGTAAGTTTACAGTCTGGTTCTCCAAGTTCAGAACCAATTTCTACAATTTCAGATATTAAAACTATGTCATTCTTTAGTAGAAGACACTTCACTATTTGTTCCATTAATTTTCTCCAAATACATTTCTTTAATACTATCTAGTGGTTCTACAATTGTAACCACATAATTAGTCGGAACTGCTATCTCTTTGTCAGCAGATAACAGCATCCACTGAGAAAAAGTGATTTCATAAGACCTTTCATTCTCTTGTTCAGAAATCAAAAAAGGTTTATTAATTGTTACTTTCTGTGGATTTGTGAAAAGATATGCTACCGGTTTATCTTCAGAGATTACTTCTTTAACATCAGTAATGATCTGATCACCAGACCTTAACAAAATTACTTTGATTGACATTGTTTAGATCATTCCTCTAATCATTATACCAATAAAAAGGGGAGGCGTCAACTGGATTTTGCCAGTTGCCTCCCGTGGCATAGCGCCGACGATATTCAGAGTTATTTATTCACTACCGTTACCATTACCACCGCCACCAGCACTTGAAGAGGATCTCTTGGCAAATGCTTTACCTTTTGACAATCCTAAGTTTGGTTTTGCCATTGGGTAATTAATAACCTTGATAGGATTCATCTTAGATTCTTCAATGAATTGCTGGAAGGTTTTCATTTTGTTTTTTATTTTATTTAGAGATAGTCCTTCCTCTTATGATGTTCAGGGACAATCCTACCAAGAGTAACTGTCAAAAGCCCATCCTCAAAATCAACTGATCTAACTTCCGTATCATCAGAGAGTGTCCAGGCTCGTGTAAAACTCCGTTGAGCCAAACCCTTGTGTACATACCTGGTATCAGTTTCTTTATCCTCTTTTTGACCTTCAACAAAGAGTTTACCGTCCTGTGTGTAGACATAGACTTCTTTCTTTTTGAATCCAGCAAGAGCAAGTTCTAGTCGTGATTCCACATTACTGACTTGAACAAGATTGTATGGAGGATAGTTAGAAGTAGTTTCATGAAGATGGAATAGACGATCAAAATATTCATCCATTCCAATACTGTACTTATTGATCTTTTCCATCAGAGCAGGAAGATCCGCAGCAGTATACCTTGTAATACTGGTCATTATGGTAGCTCCTTTAAAAGCGAGTTTGTGTTTTGTGGACCCCGAAGGCGTCCTTACTATTATATAGGTATAGTTAATAAAAGGGGGAGTGTTGAACCCCCCACTTTATCATTCGGCATCCTCTACCTTTTTCTTCTTTGCACCAATATTATACTTGGTTTCCAAAATCCAATCGCCCTTATCCTTATAAGCAAGAACTTTGATTTGGTTCAGAGGGGCAATATCTTGAATCTTGCTAACATCTACGATATCAATCAGACCCCAATCAGCAAGAAGTTGTGCGATACGATTGCGACGCTGAACATCATTCACGGTCAGGTTTGCGTGTTTACCATCCAGGGCAAACAGTTCCTTAAAGTGAACGAGGTAATATCTACCTTGCTTGTGTAGAATATGGCAAGACTGATAGATTTTCTTTTCTTTTCTTGAAGCAACTCCGATACGGGTCAAAGTCTCACGAACCTTAAGAAAGTCATCAGGTTCATTGAGAATCACTTCTACCATTTGGTCGGGCGTCCACTTCACTTCAGGTTCTTGAACGACACTCATTTTGATCCTCCAGTTTCAAATTTCGATTTAATAAAAGTAAGTTGTTCTTTAGTAAGAATCCTCAAAGCTTGTTTTGCCTTCTCATTACTATAACCATAGTAACGTTTAACATAATCAAGATCTTTGATTGTATCTTTTCGGAGCCAGGGAGAAAATCTCTTCTTTTTCCTCAGACTATTTATAAAAAAGTCATACTGGAGTTTCTTTGGAAGAAAATGATAACGATTCATTTCATTCGCAAACAAAACGCAATCAAGATGACCTGATAGACAACGATTGATAATATAAGGAGCATATTCTTTCTCAAGTGAGGGATCTTCGTCAATCAGATGATTCTTCGTTTGATTAATCGAATTTAACCAGTCCTTCAATTCCATAATTAAAAAGCAGCAGTTCTTTACGTTTCTTTTGCTCACGCATATATTCACCAACCGAACGCATCGTATAAGTCAAATCAAACTCAGCAGCGTTCCAGTTCTTAAAGCGGTCTTTTACAAGTTGATCAGAGTTATAACTTACCAACTGGTCCATATCGTTAGCATCGCAGTCAGCAGCAAACTTATCGTGATCAAATCCTTTGTGCATTGATCCCTTACGCCCATAGAGATTATCCTTAATGTCATAAGGAGGATCGAGATACATAAAAGCACCCTTGTTTCCATCCATCAGATAATCATACGAGTAATTAGTTATACGCCAATGCTCAATCAGTTTAGAATACGCAGGCAGTTTTTCGATCCCACGCATTGAGAAGTTGGCGTTGGAGGCTTGTGGAGAAAATGAAGAGCTCTCTGTGAGACCACTGAAAGAACACTTATTGACAATATAGAAAGCCACAGCACGATCAAGACTGGGCAAACTTTGGTCATTGATTTTCTCCTTACTTGCGAGGAAAAGTTCTTTTGCGGATGCTGGATTATTGTGCTTTGATTTAAGGTTTACCAGTTTATCCTTCAGATCGGGACCAAACATCTGGAGTTGTTGCCAGAAGTTGACAAGAGGTTCATAAAGATCGTTCACCCAAATATCTAGGCTAGGATATTTCTTAGTGATATGAATCGCAACACTTCCACCACCAAGAAATGGTTCACGAAACTCATCATAGTTGAGAAGATCTGGAAAATAGGGATCCATCTTGACGCAAGCACGGGACTTGCCGCCAGGATATCTAAGGGGTGTTTTTAGGGATTTCATAATCTGCTGGATGATACTTCAAATATTCTCTAAAAGTGAGTTTCATTTCTTTCTGCGTCATACCACAATGCTTTGCGGCAGCAGGAATGGTCATTTTAGCACGAAACAAACCTTCATTTGCTTCTTTTACATTCTCAGGAGTTGTCTTCACGGGAACCTCATAAAGAGATGCCTTATCAATTTTCAGCAGACCCATTTACACACCTCACAACGATTTGAGTATTTTTAGTTGCTTCTGCCATCTCACGATATCCAGACCCAACGTAAATCTGCCCACCAACTACGGCAACGGCACAGGCACCCCAGAAAATGTAATACCATTTGGACTTAACCTGATGTTGCTTCTTAAGTTCATCAAGTTCTTCATGGATGTCCTGATGATGAAACCTTAGGGGTTTTTGTATCAGTGCTTTAAGTTTCTTGTTTTTCATCGGAACTCACACTCCACCATAATCTCAGTTAGACAGGCAAGCATATTGATTTCTTGGTCTGCTACAAACGCACTTTGATACTGATACTTAGCAAGCACAAGCACAGCAGCAGGAATACTATTGTTTTCAAGGGCGCTATAAAGAGCATCGTAAATACGGCGCAACAATACAGTAGTATCATTGTCCATATTAGAAACCACCCACTTCCGAACTTCAGGGAAGTTCTTTTCTTTAAGGTTTTGAAGGAGATCATTTACAGCGATGTCAGAGAAAGCAGCAAGAATCCCAGAATCAATTTTTCCCCCGACCGAATATCTTTGACATTCATTGAGGACTCGTCGCCAATCGGGGAAGTGCTTGTTGATAAGCTCTGCAAGTACTCTTTGATCGAATTCGACGCCTTCCGCATCCAAGATGTTTTGTAGACGCTTGAAGAAGGATCCTGCCAATGCGGTTTTTTCTTTCCCTTTGATGGAGAAGTCGATGACGGCACATCGGGAGTGGAGGGGTTCGATGATTTTGTTTTTGTAGTTACAGGTGAAGATGAATCGGCAGTTACCAGCAAATTCCTCAATAAACGCCCGTAGGAGGAGTTGTACGTCGTTCCCTGTGTTATCTGCCTCATCAATGATGACGACTTTGTGTTTAGCATCTGACGAAAGCGATACGGTGGAAGCGAAGTTCTTCGCATTGTTTCGGACAGTATCGAGGAATCTACCTTCGTCGGATCCATTGATGACATAAACATCTACCCCCAATTCATTACAGAGTGCTTTTGCGACTGTAGTTTTGCCGATACCAGGAGGACCAGCAAGAAGCATATTTGGAATTTCACCTTTATTTAGAAACTCCCGAAACATAGTCTTAGTAGACTCTGGAAGAATACAATCTTCAATAGTCTTGGGTCGATACTTCTCAACCCAAATAAAATCACTGTTCATAGTCAAATCCAATCAGGTTTACGCTCAGGCATACGGAGATAATTATCCGCCACCCAAGGTTTTGAAGCAATATACCTTTTATAAGCAGTAAAGGTATCAATACTATCA